GCCCAAGGATTCAAAATAAGATTCTGTTCTGTGTCTGAAGCCCAAGTACCATCATAAATGGTAACTGGTCTTTCAAAAAAGTCGTCCAACTTATATTTAGTGGTCTGACCATTGTCTGTATTATGGAGAGAATCTCCAGATGATACAACCTTAGTCTCCTCACCAGCATATTCAGCAACATTCTGCTTTTCATCTATGACTGGTTCTTCACCAATATTCATATCTCCTATCAAAGCTGATTCTGTAAAGATTCCACCCGTACGAGCTTCTTGACGAGCCTTAGATTTATTCTGACTAAATCTCCTTCGTTTTGCAATGAGTTTGTCCGTTCTATCTTGAGCATCTTTATGTTCAAGAGCTTTATATCTCTTTAAATAAGCTTTTCTAGTACGAGGATCAAACATCAAATCCTTACGAGCAATAAGATCGTCAAGATCATATTGGTCGACAATAAGATTTCCTGTCACTGCATCACTTTTTATGTCCATTGAAGGAACATCTGCAAATGACGAGTTTCCGCTCGTCTCACCTATGGTTTCCAGTTTAGACTCAAATGGAGGAGTTTCTGTTTTTTCTAGTGTATTATCCATGAATTTATGCCAACATTAGGCGGTCTTCACAAAGTTTTTAATTATCTGCGCCTCTTATCTTCGGCTATACTTTGTGGGAGCATAGTTTAAGGTGCAGCCAACACCATTGGATCATACAGAGACTTTTCAATCTCATCAAATCGCGGAAAGACATGAAATATATCCTCTTGATTTCTTCTAAACATTTTTGCACATTGACATGCGAAATTGGCTCTAGTAATAGCATATTGTTCAATATCTAAGTGAAAAAATAATTCTCGCAGAGCTGATGTACAACTATCTATTAACTGTTCCTCCAAGGTAACAGATTTAGATGGTAGTACATAGCAAATACTCTTCATTATTGATTCCTTATCTAATGGAGCAACCCAATGTCCAAGATCTTTTCTGTAAACAAAAGTTCTCTTTAAAAAAGAAGCTTCATCAATATTTAAAAATGGCTTCATTTCAGCAGTTTTTTGGGCATTAGTATATCTAATACCATATATTTCTTTACAAAATATTTGGTATGTACAATTATTAAAGTATGGTGCTAAAGTATCTTTAACAGCATTCAGTAAATCATCTCCATAAATACGCGGTAAGACGTATTCGAAGAAATGATCACAATCAAACTTACTAGTTTTATGCAAATCTAAACCTTCTCCATGTATAGTACATGTTTGTATAAAAAAGTATACTAACATAATTAAACCACGTAATGAATTTTCTTCAGCAGTACCAAACTTACCACTAGGCTGTAAGCCAGGTGCAGTAAAAACTGTTCCTTCAAGCACAACTGTAGGGTATGTATTATCACTAACAATACCTTTAGTCATTTTTTGTGCGTATGGATTATATCCTAATTCTGTGGTAACATTATATACCACACTGTTAGACATAAGCCCTATATCAGTAGGATTTGAAGTATCATAATCTCCATAATCTCCTTCCATAAGGTTTTTAGAAAAATTTAAGAGTGATTCTACAAATTCGTCTACATCAGTTGAATGCATATTAATACCTATAGCAGTGCCAAAAACGTCACCATGTTCAACCATAGCTGAATATAAGGGCATTAAATACATC